TCTTGGAGTTGAACCGAGCCGGGAGGACTAGCCGAGGACAGGCTCGGAACGGCTGCTGATCGCCGGGTTGTAGATGACGCGGGCTATGAGGCGCTCGCCGCCCGCTACGGATTGACCCTATGACCGGACCTAACCTCTTCGGCGTTGACCTCTTCGGCAACCCGATCCGCCCCGCTTCCCGCTCGCCTATGGGCGCCCGGTTCATCGTGCCGCCGTTCAGTGTGCTCGACGCCCGACAGGGGGAGTGGCAGGAACGCAAGCGGGCTTGGATCGGGATGGGGATCAAGAGTGAGGAGGGGCGGACGGCGGCGGGATCGTCTTCGTTCAACGACTTAGCCCTGAACCCGCGAGCCGCTGAATCGACCGCCAAGATCGCCGCCGTCGGAGACTCCGCGACGATCTTTGACCCCGTCGTCTGCGAGCTTGCCTATCGGTGGTTCGCGCCGCCGGGCGGACTGATCCTTGACCCCTTCGCCGGGGGAAGCGTTCGCGGGATCGTCGCTGGGGCGCTCGGGAGGGCCTATCTCGGCGTTGACCTCCGGGCGGAGCAGATCGCCGCGAACGAGCGTCAGCGCGAAGACCTCGCCCACGAACTCAGCGCCCCGGTGGAGTGGGCTTGCGCGGATAGCGCGGCGTTGCCCGCCGTGCTCGCCGGGCGCCGCGCTGACTTCGTGTTCTCTTGCCCGCCCTATGCCGACCTTGAGCGGTATAGCGACGACCCGCGCGACCTCTCCACGCTCGACTATGGCGCCTTCTGCACCGCCTACCGGGCGATTATTGCCCACGCCGTCGAGGCGCTCAAGCCCGATCGCTTCGCCTGCTTCGTCGTCGGCGACCTCCGCGATCCCAAGGGGCTCTATCGGAACTTCCCCGGCGAGACGATCGCAGCTTTTGAGGCGGCAGGTGCCCGGCTCTACAACGAGGCGATCCTTGTGACCGCCGTGGGCTCGCTCTCTCTGCGCGTCGGCAAGCCATTTCTCAGCGCCCGCAAGTTAGGTAAGACCCACCAAAACGTCCTCGTCTTCGTGAAGGGCGACCCGAAGCGCGCCGCCGCCGCGTGCGAGGTCATGGACGGTTGAACGTCCGCCCCGGTCACAAATCGTCGTCATCGTACTTTCTTACGGGGGCGCTCGGCGCTATGCTGAGAGCCCCCTACCGGAGTCCTTCGTGCTCACGATCCTCGTTCTGATCCTGCCCTTCATCCTGCCCGACCTCGACATCGACAGCGACGGGTTCATGGCGAGAGAGGAGCGCGCCGTTGGGTGTGACCCGTTCAACCGTGAGAGCTTCCCGGTCTGCGGCGACCTTGACGGCGTCTCACGCCGGACGCTGCAGAGCTGGCGCCAGCTCGGCGACGGGCCGCCCTGGTACAAGCTCTCGCGGGCGGTCAAGGGCCGGGTGCATTCGATCCTCCGGGTGGCCGGGCGCGGGCGTGGCGGCGGACGCTGAGGCCGCAGCGGCCGAGGCGCGGCGGCTGGCGCGGCGAGCACGCGCTGAGGCGCTCGAGCGGATCCTCCGGTTTCACCTTCGCGCCGCGGGGCTCGACGATGGGCTGGCCGAGCAGGTGCGATTTCACCCGACGCGGCGCTGGCGGTTTGACTTCGCGTGGCCGGCCGAGCTCCTCGCGGTCGAGGTCGACGGCGGGCTCTACGTGCGCGGGCGGCACTCGCGGCCGGGTGGGCAGCGGGGCGACATGGAGAAGGCCAACGAGGCGATTCTCGCCGGCTGGCGGGTGCTGCGGGTGACGCGCGAGCACCTCCGCTCCGGCGAGGCGCTCGGCTGGATTGCACGAGCTCGCGGCCGCTCCGGCGATTTTCGGCAGGCGCCCCGGAGCGGCGGCGCTACCCTGCAGACGTGCCAACTGCCCCGCTCCGCCCGTGCGGTTCACCGGGCTGCCCGCGTCTCTCGGCCGTCGGATGGTGCGACCTGCACCGAGCCGAGCGGCACCGTCGAGCCGACCGCGAGCGCCCCGGCACGGCGGCGCGCGGCTACGGCGCGGACCATCGGCGCTGGCGCGCGGCGATCCTAGCGCGCGATCCGATCTGTCGAGCCTGCAGCCGGGCGCCGGCGACGGTGGCCGATCACGTGACGCCGCTCCGCGCTGGCGGCGGCTGGGAGCTCGCCAACGGGCAAGGGCTCTGCCGGGCGTGTCACAACGCGAAGACGGCCGGCGAGCGCGGGGGTAGGGGGGGTGGAATCTCTGCAACCGGGGGCTTCGTGACCGGCGCTCGGACGCGTAGGGGCGGCCGCAAAATGAAACGGGAAAAAGGGGCGGGGTGATGGCTGGCCGACGGCCGACGCCAACGGCGCTGAAGGTGCTGCGCGGCAATCCTGGCAAGCGGGCGCTTCCGAAGGGCGAGCCGAAGCCGCGGGTGGTCGCTCCGCCACCTCCGCGCGGACTCCGGAAGGATGCGGCGGCGATGTGGCGCCGGCTGGTTCCGGTGCTCGCGGAGCTCCGGGTGCTCACGGTCGCCGACCTCGCGGCGCTGGAGCTCACGTGCTCGGCGTGGGCGGATATGGCCGAGGCGCAGGCGGCGATCGACGCCGCGGGCGGCGCTTGGTACACGACGATCAACGACGCGGGCTCGGAAATGGTGCGCGCGCATCCGGCGCTCGCGGAGCGGGCGGACGCGTGGCGGCGGTTCAAGGCGGGGCTGGTGGAGTTCGGCTTGACGCCGGCGGCGCGGGCGAAGGTGGCGCCGGCGGAGGCGGAGGCGGCCGACCCGCTCGAGGAGTTCCTCGGGCCGCGGGGGCTGGTGAAGTGAGCTCGAGCCGGATTGCGGCGCGGCGGGCGCGGGCGGTGGAGTCGCTCCGGACGGCGGCGGAGGCTATCGGGCCGGTTGAGGCGGGGCTCTCGGTGTTCGCGGTGACGCGCGGGCAATGGTCAATGATTGATGCAATTCGCTACCTCGCGGCGCAGGTGGCGCCGGCCGACGTGTCGGTGTGGACATGGTGCATCGCCGATTATGAGGCGGAGTGCTTCGAGGGGCTGATGGCGGACGGGGCGATCGGCTCGGCGCTGCTGGTCATAGATCAATCCGGCGCGCGGCGGACTCCGGAGCTCGTGGGCCGGTGGCAGGCGCGGTTCGGGCCGGAGTCGGTGCGAATCTGTCTAAACCACGCGAAGCTGTCGCGGATCGCGGGCCGAGGGCTCCGGATGCTCGCGCGCGGGAGCATGAATCTCAATGCGAACCCGCGATTCGAGCAGTTCGATTTGACGGAAGGGGGGCCGGAGTTCGGTCTGGTGGCGGAGCTCGAGGCGTCGCTGCCGGTGCTCGGTCCGGTTTGGTCGCATCGGGAGGCGGTCGAGGCGTCGGGGGTGGCGGAGGCGTGGCCGGCCGGCGAGCTCCGGCGCTTCGAGGCCGGCAAGGTGTGGGCGAAGTGACGGCGCCGCGGCGCAATGGCAAAGCGGCCGAGCCGAAGCGGCCGAGCTCGCGGGCGGAGGCAATCGCGGCGCTTCGCGCCGCGGGGGTGTCGGCGGACGTGGCGGAGCTCTACGCGGACGCGTGGGTCGAGTGGCGGGAGGCGGTCGATAACATCGCGGCGCACGGTTCGATCGTGGCGCATCCGCGGACGGGGGCGCCGATTGAAAATCCCTATCTTAGGGTGAGGGACCGGGCGTTCGATCGGCTCGAGCGGATGCGCCGGTGGCGGGTGCCGGTGGCGGTGCTCTGGTGACGCGGCCGACGCGGGCGAAGGGCGGTCGCAAGCCGGCGAAGGGCGGTCGCAAGGCGGTGAAAGCGACGCGGCGCAAGGCGCCGGCGGTGCCGCGGCGGGTGGTGCCGGCGTGGGAGAGCTACGCGGAGGCGGTGGCGACGGAGCGCGAGCCGGCATCGCGGTTCGTTCGGTTGGCGGCGGAGCGGTTCCTCGGCGAGCTTTCGCGGTGGGGCACGAAGCCGGGGCGGGCGTACCGATTCGACGAGGCCGAGGCGTCGCGGGTGGTGCGCGCCTTTCCGGCGCTCTTCCGCCATCACAAGGGCGAGTGGGCCGGGCGGGCTTTCGAGCTCGAGGCCTGGCAGCAGTTCCTCGTGGCGCAGGTCTTCGGGTGGCGCGCGAAGGATGGCCGGCGTCGGTTCCGGAAGGCCTACGTCGAGGTGCCGCGCAAGAACGGGAAGTCTCAGATTGCGGCTGGGGTGGGGCTCCTCTTGCTCTGCGCCGACGGCGAGCCGGGCGCCGAGGTCTACTCCGCGGCGACGAAGCGCGACCAGGCGTTGCTCGTGCACGATGAGGCGACGCGCATGGTCAAGAGCTCGCCGGCGCTGGCGCGGCGCGTGGGGGCGTTCCGTCACAACCTCCACGTGACGGCGACGCATTCCAAGTTCGAGCCGCTCTCGGCGGACTTCAACACGCTCGACGGGTTGAACCCGCACGGGGTCATCGTCGACGAGCTCCACGCGCACCGATCGCGCGATCTGCTCGATGTGCTCGAGACGGCGATGGGCGCTCGCCGGCAACCGCTGCTCTTTCTGATCACGACGGCGGGGCACGGCCGCGCCTCGGTGTGCTGGGAGCTGCACGAGTACGGGCGGCAGGTGCTCGAGGGCACGGTCGAGGATCCGTCCTTTTTGGCCTACATCGCCGGCGCCGATCCGGGCGACGCGTGGGACGATCCCGCGGTGTGGCGCAAGGCGAACCCGAACCTTGGCGTAAGCGTGAAAGAGGACTATCTGCGCCGGGAGTGCGCGCAGGCGCGGGCGATCCCTAGCAAGCAGTCGGCGTTCCGTCGGTTGCACCTCGACGACTGGACGGAGCAGCGGACGCGGTGGCTCCCGCTCGAGGCCTGGGACGCGTGCGCCGCGCCGGTGGATCCCGACGAGCTCGCCGGCCGTCGGTGCTACGTCGGGCTCGACCTCTCAACCTCTCGCGACGTGACGGCGGCGGCGTGCTACTTCCCTCCGGAGGATCCCGACGACGAGACGGAGGGCGGGGTGGTGCTGTCGCAGTTCTGGATCCCGGCCGAAAACGTGCCGGAGCGGGTGCGATCGGATGGCGTGCCGTTCGACGCGTGGATCGATGCGGGCCTGGTGACGGCGACGCCGGGCAACATCGTTGACTATGCGTGGATTCGGGAATGGTTCCACGCGCTGCGGGAGGGGCTCGACCTCGAGGTGGTCGAGGTGGCTTTCGATCCCTGGGGCGCGGTGCAGCTCGCGACGGAGCTGCAGGAGGAGGGGTTTGTGATGGTGCCGATGCGGCAGGGCTTCCAAACGATGGCGCCCGCGTTGCGGGAGCTCGAGCGGCTCGTGCTCGGGCGGCGGCTGGCGCATGGTGGGCACCCGGTCCTTCGCTGGATGGCCGGCAACGTGTCCGTGAAAATGGATCCGGCCGGCAACGCGAAGCCCGACAAGGCCGCATCCGCGGATCGAATCGACGGGATCGTGGCGCTCGCGATGGCGGTGGGGCGGGCCTCGCTCGCGGCGGGAGCTCGGGCGGTCGACCCCGACGAGCTCCTGATGGTGCTCTGATGCGCGGCCTCGAGGCATGGCAGGGGCTCGCCGGGGTGGCGCTGGTGGCGGTTGGTGCGGGGCTGCGGTGGGGGTTGTGGGCGGCGCTGCTCGCGGCGGGGGTGCTGGTGTTCGGGGACTACCTTTCGGGACGGAGGGACGGCCGGTGATACTGCGGGATCTGGTGGAGGCGCGCGGCGGTGTGCTGCCGGGGGCGGCGCCGGCGAACGCGCCGGGGTGGCTCGTCGACCTCTTCGGCGGCGGGAGGCGAACGGGCGCGGGCGTCGACGTGTCGGAGGAGTCGGCGCTCACGTTCTCGGCGGTGTACGGCTGCGTTCGGATTCTGGCCGAGTCGGCGGCGAGCTTGCCGCTCAAGGTCTACCGGCGGGCGGGGGCGCGGGGCAAGGCGACGGCGCGCCAGCATTGGGCCTGGTCGCTTTTGCACGACGAGCCGAATCCGGAAATGACCGCGGTGGTGTGGCGCGAGCTCGGCATGGTGCACGTGCTCACGTGGGGCAACGCGTACTCGCGGATCGAGTGGGCCGGCGACGGATCGGCGCGGGCGGTGTGGCCGATCCACCCGTCACGCGTCACGGTGAAGCGGTCGGCCGGCGGTTCGGTGTTCTATGAGGTGCGGCCGGATCCGGCAACGGATCCTCCGGGGGGGCACCCGGCGATCCTCGAGCCGGCGGACGTGCTACACGTGCCGGCGCTGGGCTGGAATGGCCTGGTGGGGCTCTCGCCGGTGCGGCTCGCGCGGGAGGCCGTGGGGCTCGGGCAGGCGGCCGAGGCGTTCGGGTCGGGATTCTTCGGCAACGGCGCGCGGCCGGGCGGCGTGCTCTCCGTCAACCAGGCGCTCGACCCGAAGGCGCGAGCGAAGATCGCCGAAGCGTGGGAGGCCGCCCACCAGGGCGTCGAGCGGGCCGGGCGGGTGGCGGTGCTCGGGCTGGGGGCGAGTTTCACGGCAACGACGATCCCGCCCGAAGACGCGCAGTTTCTCGAGACGAGGCGCTTTCAGGTGTCGGAGGTCGCGCGGATCTTCCGGGTGCCGCCGCATATGCTGGCCGACCTCGAGCGGGCGACGTTTTCGAACGTGGAGCATCTCGGGCTCGAGTTCGTGATGCATTCGCTCCGGCCGTGGTTGGTGCGGTGGGAACAAGAGCTCAACCGTAAGCTGTTCGGCACGGCGGGGACGGCGGGGCTCTACTGCGAGCACGCGGTCGACGGGCTGCTGCGCGGCGATCAAGCGAACCGGTTCAATGCCTACGCGGTGGGCCGGCAATGGGGGTGGCTCTCGGCCGATGACGTGCGCGAGCTCGAGAATCTCCCGCCGCTCGCGGACGGTGCGGGGAGTGTGTACCTGCAACCGCTAAACATGGTGCCGGTGGGCGAACCGGCGGCGGGGACGGCTCCCCCGCCGGCTCCGGTGTCGGGCGTGGACGGCGCGCCGGCGCCGGCCGAGGGCGACGGGGAGCGGGCGGCGCTCCGGCGCGCGTGCGCGGTAACGGTGCGGGCGGCGTTCGCGCGGTTCGCGCGGCGGGAGGAGCGGGCGCTCCGGCGGCTGGCGGAGCGGGCGCGGAAGTCGCCGACGGGCGCGGCCGGGTTCCTCGAGGCGGTGGCGGCGTTCTACGCGGAAAGCGAGCCGATCCTGCGCGCGGAGCTCGAGGCGCTCGCGGAGGCGTTCGCGGGGGTGTGGGAGGGCGAGCCGGAGGCGGAAGCTCGGGAGTATGTAGCGGCGTCGCTCGAGCAAGTGCGCGGGCTGGTCAAGGCGGAGGAAATGGGGGCGCGGTTGGACGAGGGGCTGTGGTGTGTCGAGGTGCGGGCGGAGGAGTGGACACGGACGCGGCCGGCGGTGGCGGCGCGGCGATACGAGGCGGAGGTGGCGGCGTGAGCAAGCGGACGGGGCAGGCGGGCGAGGTCGAGCGGCGGTTCCTGCCGCTCGAGGAGGCGGAGCTCCGGCTGGCGCCGGGCGAGGCCGAGGGCGAACCGGAGCGGATCCGGGGGTGGTTCGCGATCCACGAGCGGTGGTCGCCGGTCTACGGGGACTTCCGGGAGCGGATCGCGCGGGGCTTCTTCCGGCCGGCGCTCGAGGCGCTGGCCGACGTCCGGGCGCTCTGGAATCACAACGCGGACTACGTGCTGGGGCGAACGCGCAGCGGCACCCTCCGTCTCGAGGAGCGGGAGGAGGGCGGCGTGTCGGGGCTGTGGGGGGAGATCGACCCGCCGATGGCCGGAATGCTGCGGGACCTGGCGCTCGAGCCGATGCGGCGCGGCGACGTGACGGGCGCGTCGTTCGCGTTCACCGTGGCCGAGGATGCCTGGGAGAAGGGCGAGGGCGGAATCTGGCAGCGCACGCTCGTCCGGATCGGCGAGCTCCTCGAGGTGTCGCCGGTCACGTTCCCGTTCTACCCGGAGACGGCGCTCGCGGTGCGGGCGCGGGAGGCCTGGCGGGCCGGGCACCCGGAGCCGGAGGCGGCGCCGGCGGGGCCGGACGCGGCGCGCAAGCTGCGCCAGCTCCGGGCGGCGCTCGAGGTGGCGGCCGAGTAGGGCGATTTTCGGCAGTCGCCCGCGGGGGGCTTCGGTACACTGCGGCCGAAGACGAGGCAACCGCGCAACGCCGAGACGGGCGCGGGGCCGAAACCCGGACTGACACGGGCTCGGTTCCGCGCCTTTCGCGCGTTCGGCCGGCCCAAACGAGGAGGGGGGCGGACGGCCCATGAACAAGAGAGTGCGAGAGATGCTCGAGCAGCGGGCGCGGCTCGCCGAGGAGGCGGGCCGGATCCTGACCCGCGCCGAGGGCGAGAAGCGGCAGCTCACGAGCGAAGAGCAGGCGCAGTTCGACGCGCTGC